TATCAATAATCAAAAAAGTAATAGGGGAAAAAAATACCAGAGATTTTTTTGCGACTTTTTTGGAATAAAAAGTCGAATTTCCCCTGAGTAATTACTCTTCTGCTAACTTCTGAAAGTATGACAGTGCATCGTCCTCATCTGAACTAGCAGATGCAACAGCAGCAGTCACAGTCTCCTGTGCCTTACGAGAATTGAAGTCTGGTGTATAAGAACCACGAGAGTTGTCCTCATCAACCACGTCCTCATCTACACGACGTGCAGGAGGTCTTTGTCCTAAGACATACTTCAGACGTTTCTGAAGGTCATCATAAGACTTAAACTGATCAGCAGCAGTGACAGCAGCAAGTGAATACTGCTTCTTCCACAATGCTTCTAGTGCATCATCATCTTCAAGTAGAGGAGATACTTTATCGAACTCTGACTTATCATAGTTCCAATAACCATCCTTCTTGACGATCTTCAACTTGAAGTTTGCACCTTGCCAGAAGTCAAAAGGATTGATTGGAGTTTCATCTTCAAACTCTGGTTGCATTGCTTCCATTACCTTATCAAAGATCTTCTTACCAAACTTGTAGAGGAATACTCCACCCTCATTCTGAGGATTGGTAGGATCTTTTACTACATAGATGTTTGCATAGTAAGATAGCTTACGCTTCTGTCTACGAACTACATCTTTATCTGATTCATTACCACTGTTCCAGAGTTCACGATTGTATTCTGAAACAGGATCCTTGCCACCAGTAGTGGTCAAAGAGTTTTCAATATACCATCCACCTGGTCCTTGAAATGCATGTGAATACATTTTTGCCCAAGGGATTTCTTCTCCTTCAGGGGAAGGTAAGAAACGAATTACGGCATAACCATTACCTGTTTTATCAACTTCAGGTTTCCAGAGACGCTCATCTGCACCTCCACTTGTGTTGTTCATCTTCTCCACTTCTTTGACTAATTTTTGAGTCAAAGATCCTAGAGAGGACTGTTTTTTTAGGTCTTTAAAAGACATTGATTACCTCTGATTTTTTGAGATTTGGCTTGTGGTTGTAACCCTTTTATATGTTACAAGGAAAATTGGTTTTTGTCAATCTGAGTTTTTAAGGTTTGTACCATAGTACTCATCTGTTCAAAAACTTTACTCATATCCGTGCTAGATGGAATGCCCATCATTGAAGCAGATTCAACAATTTTTTCTTTCATCTTCTTAGCATCTGGATCATCTGATAAACTCAAACGTGCATAAAGAATCTTTTGTTTTTCAATCAGTCTATTAAGAATATCAACGTGATAAAGTTGATCTTCTTTTTTCATTGACGGAAACTTAAAAACATTTGAGTAAACTTCTTCTTGAAGTTCACTAATTTCTGCCATTTCCGCCCGAACCACTGGTGACTGAAAGAAAGTCATTCTGATGCTTCTTCTGCTGAATCCTCTTCAACAGGTGCTTCCTCTACAGGTGCTTCTTCTGCAACAGGAGCAGGATTATTTGTTTCTTCAATTTGCTGAAGAACTTCAATAGCTCCAATAAGTTTTACACGAGTCTCTCCTAACTGGTTTAACTGTTGTGTGACTTCTTGGAGTTGATTTGTGAGATTCTGTAGAACTTCACCATTTTCAAGAGCCATGGATAATTACCTCCTTTAGAATTTTTTTGTAACGGGATACATCAATATTTAGGAAGGGAGAATACTTTTTAATTTTACGACTTACGGTTTCCCATACTGGATCTTTCAGTCGTTTATCAAAGTCCTTCCCATACCCTAGTATTCTATCATATATTACCATACTTTCAAGTGATATGTCACCCTTTAGATAAATCTTTAAAATTGGTGGGTGTCCTTTACTACAATCAAACATATCATCCACTTTCTTATTCTCAAATACACTCTCTGTTTCCTCTTTAAAAACATAAGTAAGTGACTGGACTTTCTTCTGCCACTCTTGGTATCTTCCTTCTCCTTCCTTAATCATCTCACCAATCCACACAGTAGAAGGATCAGTAGAGTATATAAAATTGGAAACAAAAAACTCTTCTATTTCTTTATCATTCTTCTGTCGTGCAAACTTTTCAAACCAGAACCTATCCTTTCTTTTATAGAAGGCTGCATTACTTGCTCTGGTCTTACCACGATACTTTATATAATCATAATGATCTTTAGTGAAGTGATTCTTTAAAGCCAAATAACAACGATAAGCATCAGCGGGCATCATCTACCTTCTCTAGATTTATTTCTAATTGTAATATGATTACCCTCAATTGCAAAGTCTAAGTAATCTGTATGATCCCATTCAAGTTCTTCATAAAGACCATTTAACTTATCCATATCATCCCAAAGGTCTGTGGGAGTAGGTTCACCCCAGAAAGGATTTTGATGTGGGTCACTCATAGTGGTAACTTAGCTCTCGAACTACGTTTTAAGAAATTTAATTCTGATGCTTCATACTTAATCTTTTCCTTTAAAGGTTTGGGAATAAGTTTAGGCACTGATTCTAAATCAATACTATTCTTTTCACAAAAATGAATGATAGCATCAATGTAATTCATGTCTTTATTAACTTGCACTAAAGTTTCAATTTCTTGTGCAAATCCTGCAGAGGAGAAGAACTTACTCTTCAACACCTTTTCTAGTTCATTCTCCATTCTCTCTCCTAGTATTGTGAGATACAAATTCTTTTATATACCGAACTAATAATTTAATATAATCCCCTTTGTTCCGTTTGTCAAATACTTTTACTTCACCACCAGGTGTTACCATGATAGTGATAAGTTTTTTAACAGGGATCTCAGTTAGTTCGTAGTAAGCAGCAGCATAAAAAGTTTCCTGAACGAAATAGTTTTCCAACCACTTCTCAGGTTTGATCTTCTCAGATGTCTTAAAATCTATGACAGCTAGTTCACCTTCATACTCTGCTATACAATCAACTCTTCCAGCAAGACCAAGGTACTCAGAGTAAAGGGTTCTTTCTATAGCATGTATGTTATTTATCTTATCTAAGTAAGGTTTAGCATGATGAAACATGAACTGAGTTGCTGGTCTAAATTCATTCCAATCTATTTCATTGTTCCTCATATACACTTCAACTGCTTCATGAAAATCAGTTCCACGAGTAGTTGCTTTCTTAGTGATACGATTTGCTTCATCTTCACCAACTCTCTTTCTCCACTCAACAAAAATCTGTCGATTATAAAATGAAGTTACTGAAGTAATAGAAGGAACCCAACTACCATCAGGAAGATGATAGAGTCTACATCCTGGAGTTTCTTTCTTTTCTAATTCAATATCACCTAAGTGATTACAATGTTCAAAAATCATTTAAACAAAAAACTAAAAGGACATTTACTCTCACCAGTTTCTGAGAACAATCTAGGTTTCCAAGTTTTATTTTGTTGACCTATAGTTTGTTTTTTTATATACTCATCCCAAGTATAATCTATTTTAGTTGGATCTTTTTCTTGAGACAAATTTACTCCATTATTTAAATCGGAAGGATAAAATGATACTCTAAACAGAGGATCTCCTTTCTTTATTATAACAGGTTTTCTCTCATCCACAAGAGTGATAGCAAGACTTAAATTTCTTGACCAATTAGATAGATTAAACCACCCACCTACAGCAATAAAATTATTCCTCAATGATGTTAAAGGATGATCATTAAATTCAAACCAAACATCATTATCATGTGTCCAAAATAAAAATCTGGGAAACTTTAATTGAACTACTGGTCTTGGTGAATTAATATGCTGATCATCACCTTCTACCAATGTAGAATCAGAGCATCTAATAATATTTTGATTAGGTGTCCTATCAATTTTAAGTTTAAAATCAATAGGAGAAGTTCCTACAAAAACTCTATTAGATCTATGATTATAAACAGGACATTGACTATAGACGAAACGATCATCGTCTAAATCACTTTGTCTTACCAACGAATCATCAAACCTCTTATGATTGGCATTTATATAATGGATTGTCGTGCTCGACATGTCACATAGTTTTTTCCAATTTGGCTAGTAGATACTCTTTCACAAATCCAGAACGAACAATATCTTCGATTCCAAATTCAATAATATCAACTGATGGCATGATGCGAAGAATTTGCATGAAATCTACAACACCATTTCTTTCATTAGTCTTGATAAGATCTGACTGAGTGGCATCACCACAAAACATAATCTTAGAATCTTGACCAATCCTTGTTATTATACTATCTAATTCATGAAAATTCAAGTTTTGATATTCATCAACGATAACAATTGCTTTATCCAGAGTGGTTCCTCTGATAAATGAGGTGCTCCAGAAAGAAATAGTTCCTTGTGCTTTAAGATTACCATAAAGCATTTCAAAGTCTGCTTCACTAGGCATCTCAAACATATACTTTACCATATTCTTATATGGTATTTGATATAGTGAAGACTTATCTTCATGATCACCTGGTAAAAATCCAATCTCCCTTGTAGACACAAGTGATCTTACAATATAGATCTTTTCATATGGTGTCTTAGGATCTAATACATCTCTAAGTGCATTGTAAAGAGTTACAAATGTCTTACCAGTTCCAGCACAACCATATGCTACTAAGTTCTGGTTGTTCTCATAACAACGAAATAATTCTTCTTGGTTTGGAGTTAGAGGATTAATTTTCCTCATCAAGTCCGTATTAATTGGTTTTTTTCTTTTCATTTGCTTATTACTCATTCCGTATGGAACAACTATCTTACGATTTTTAGATTTAGATGGCATGTTAGTTAGTCTACATCAAAAGCAGATTGAGTTGAAGATTCATAAGATCCTCTTTTAGCTAGTCTTCCAGAAATACCTCCAGATTTATCTGCTTTCTTCAATACCTCACCCCATCCAGGATTCTTATTAACTAATTTATCTCTCCATTCACCAACTTCAACTCCAAGACTTGGAGAGTTTTCAGGAGTAAAGTATCTTTCCCAATCAGGATTATCAGTTTTCCACTGATCCCAATCATGGATACTCATCCTCACTTCCTTTTCTTCACCAGTTTCTTTGTTTATAACAGGGTATGTTGCCATATTAATAAAATAAGGTTTAGGATTATTTAGTCCCACTCAAGGGCTTCAGACACTGCAGGAAAATTTTCTGCAAAGATATCCTTACAAGCATTAGCAATATCCATATGCTCTTTCTGTGTTCCATGTGCAGAACGTAATTTAATATAATGTATCCATGACCTACAAGAACCTGTCATATAGATTCTTGTAGGTGTAGCAAGAGGTAATACAAACCTTGCACATTCTTTCGCAACACCTGCTTCTAACATCTGATTATATAATCCAAAGGCAGAACTAAACAAAGTATTCATCTGTCTATTAAACTTCTCAACCATCTCTGGTTCTAAGTCATCAATACTATTCTGTCTGTTCTTACTATCTTGTCTACGGAGTTCGGGCAATTCAATCTCACCTAGAAGATTACTATCAGCATACCTTTGAGAGAACTCTTGATATGTAAAACTTCTGTGCCTTAATATCTGTGCCGCAATGCCTCTTGTAGTATTGATCTCAAGGGTCATGAATGCTTGCTCAAAGACACTCCAATGCCCGTGCTTGATACAATACTTAAGAAGACCAGAGAAGTTATCATTCTCTTGGTTCTTAGGGTTACTTACACGAGCAACATATGCCATGTGCTTTTCAGCATCAGGAGTGACACTGATTAAATTAATATCCTTACTCATTAGTCTGCATATCCATCATCGTCGTCATACATTTCATCATAGGAAGTATCGGGGGAAGAGAAAGCATGTGAATTTTTATAAGCATCCACATCAGAATGAACTTCAGATTCTAATGCATCCACAAGTTGCTTTAGATTTCTAACAATCAACTTTAACCTGTCTTTGTCCATTTTTGTTTCTGATTATTTAGATACTCCCCAACCTGGACTCGAACCAGGGACATAGTGATTAACAGTCACCCGTTCTACCAACTGAACTATTGGGGATTGAGGTGGGAGGTTGGGTTAATGTATACCAACAAGTAAGGGGCATTGCTACATTAGTAGATTTTTACCTTACTGTCTGAGACCCGACTGGTAAGTCGATTCACGTTTTCAACGTGCAGCACCACCTGTGTCTCATCACCTTAACTAGC